TTTGCTTTTTCATTATTGTAACCATAGTATTCTTTACATATATCCAAATCATTTATCTTTGATTTCCTCAACCATGGAGAAAATCGTTTCTTTATTCGTACACTATTTATCAGAAATGAGAATTGTAGTTTCTTATCTATATGAGGTTTAATGTTAAGCTCATTTACCAATAAAATACACTCCTCAAATGCAGATAATGCCTTATTAACAATAAAAGATGGATATTTTTTTTCCCACATTTCATCATCAGCATCCATCAACTTTTCTTTTGTATAGTTGATTGCATTCAAATAATGTTTTAAAGCATATGGTTCTTCTTTCTTCATTTAAATTTACAATCCCCCATAATTTCTATAAGACATGCGAGAACATTAATCTCGCTATCTGCACTAAACGCTTGTTTATATTGATACTCTGCTAGGATTAACACAAGATGTGGAACACTACTTGGTTGAATATAATCATTCGCATGGTTATATATCTTTCTAAAAAGTTTAGCAGGGTCGTTATCCATATTTTCTACAACCCATTTACGAACTGACTTAAAATCTTTTTCTTTCATATGAGATACCAAATCTTTCATGTTCACATCTGAAAGATTGACTAAAATCCCTGCGTCTATCTTTCCAGATACAGAATATCTTTGAATCTCATTTAGTATTCTTCTCCAATCTGGAAAAAATGTATTAATAAGTTCTGCAATAACTTTTGCATCAAAAGGTATCTGTTCTTTTTCTAATATATTTGAAACTCTTTTGAAAAAATTCTCTGCAAGAATTGGTTTCTCTGATACAGGAATGATAAAATCTATAACACTACATCTTGAATGTAATGGCTCAATAATTCTATTTTTAAAATTACAAGTAAGAATAAATCCACAGTTCTTATGAAATTCCTCTATAAACCCACGCAACGCAGGTTGTGTAGATTGTGGATTAAGATAATCTGCTTCATCGATGATAACATATTTTCTGCCACCTTCCAATGAAGATGTAGATGCAAAGTTTTTAATCTTAGTTCGTAGAATATCAATTCCAGATTCTTCTGAACCATTTATCATATACCAAGTCGCACCGATTTCATCTACCATTGATTTCGCAACTGTAGTTTTTCCTATACCAGCACCACCTGTTAATAATAGATTTGGTATATATCGTTGTTCTACAAACTTAGAAAAAGTTTCTTTAAGTTCTTTCGTTAATACGCAATCATTAATTTTTGTCGGTCTATATTTTTCGACAAATAAAAATATGTTTTCCATAATGTAATCACCTTATTCATAATATTAAAATAACCAAACTGACGCAAAACCTACTAAAATCGTTCCCCAATATATCATACTATATTTACAAATCTTTTGCCAGTCGATTTCATCAAAATTCGCCATTTCGGGCAGTCCCCAAAAATGTTTCCAACTATCTGTAGAAAATATTTTCTTAAAATATTTTTCCAATTTCTGTTACTCCACTACACTATTCAGTATAAGAAGAATCTGGTTCAAGTGCAATCCAATACTGAACATTCTTGTCATTACTCTTATTTATAAAATGTGAAATGTTTTTCGAAGAAATTTCTACATCATAGTCGCCAGAAATAATTTTCAAATTTTCAACTTTGAAATAAAACTTATAATCTCCTGTTCCTTTTACATCAACATTTACCGAAAAATTATTTGCAGAAGAATTTTTCTTATCCGTAACTGATAAAGCACCACTTCCATTTAATACAAGGTCAGGCACTCCAAGAACTGCAGATGCCTTTGTAACCTTATTAAATGTATCATGTTTGAATTCGAATGATACTTCTGCCTTGGGCATTTGTATTTCTTTTGTTGGTGAAGTTATAACACTAGGGTCAGAATAAAAGTATTTTAAAGTTTTATTCTTTGTTTTCCCTTCTGTAATAACAACACAATGTTCTTGGAAATCCAAATCAGGCATTTGAAATAAAGATAGTGCAGCTAAAAATTCATTTAAATCATAAATTGCAAATTCTTTTGGGAATGAATCCTTAACTTCTGCCTTTGCAACAATATTTTTCATTGCCGACATTGTAGTAATCGTTTTCCCAGGTTTAACCAATAAATTTTGGTTAATAGTAGAAAAGTTTTTAAGGACTTCTCTAGTTTGTTCACTTAGTTTCATAATGTGACTCCTTTAATTGTATTCTAATATTATACCTTATTGCCCCATCATGTCAATAGGTAATAACAAAATTTTTATAAAAAAAGGGATTGTCATACAACAACCCCCACTCATAACAAAATATAAACATCATTATTTAATGTCTATCATTTTTGGTTTCTTTTCGTCTGGTATAATTTTCTCAAGTTTGACTGTCAATAGACCGTCTTTAAATTTAGCATCATTTACTACCATATCATCTGAAAGAGTAAATATTCTTCTAAATTTTCTACTGGAAATTCCATGAACCAGATGTTCTTCTTTATCAACAACTTCTGAATCAGATTCAACAGATTCAATACTCAAAGTACCATCTTCATATTTGACTTGAATATCTTTCTTGGTAAATCCAGCAAGTGCCACTCTAATTTCATAATTAGCAAAATCCACTTTTACTACATCGTAAGGTGGATATGTCTCAGATGTATTGTAAGTATTTGTTAATAACCTATCAAACATACCATCAAAACCGACTGAAAACGGTGTCAATTTAAACAGGTCATCTAACTCATTAGTCGTATATCGAACTAATCTCATAACTTTTATCTCCTTTTAAGCAAGTTAAAGATATTCCTTTCGGCAATATCTTAGTTATAAGGTAATCATTAGTTTTCATTTGTCAAGGGGTAATTTTGGAGCGGGTGAATGGGATTCGAACCCATGTTTCTATTCTGGACGAATAGTGTATTTACCAATTATACTATACCCGCTTAATAATGATAACACATCTATCTTAAATGTCAATACATGAGTACTTCTAGCCACGCCTTTTTTATATCACATCTACCAACTTACTAAAGTTTTGAATCTTCTCAAATTTAATAATATGGGCAAACTTATCAAACAGTACATCTCCTTTATGAGAAATAACAAACACATTCTCGCCTTTAAATGTATTTAATATTTTTAAAAAATCATCTGTTCCAGTTCCATCTAATGAACTATCAAATATCTCATCAAGAAGTAAAAGATTTGTATTTGTAGAATTCTTCATTTTAGCAATTGCTCTCCATGTGAACAGCAATGATAAATCAATTCTCATTTTCTCTCCTTCGCTGAAAGAGTAATATTTAAACTCATCACGATATCTCGATTTGATAACTTCATTGAAGTTTTCATCTATAGTAAAATTAATAAAGAAATCCATTGAAGATAGATACCCATTAATTAATTTGTTCATAACAGGAAGATATCTTTTAATAATTTTAGTTTTGATACCAGTATCTTGCAACATGTTTCTTACAACGGTATTATAATGTTTATCTTCAACTAAGTCTGCCTTTCTTTTTCCAAAGGCAAACAAATCTTCTTGTAATTACAGTATCGCCGGAAGTAGTTGCTGAAGTTGTAGCGGTTGCACCAGAACTTTCACCTGTAATTACTTCACTAGAAGTGAATGTTTTTGCACTAGTTGAAACATATTGCAATGGACTTGCTGTAGTTATAAGTCTGCCTTTAGCACCACTTGTTCCACCAGTAATTCTTTCACCAGTTGTAAATGTTCCTGTAATCGTTCCTACCGTCAAAGTAGGAGCAACTGCATCTGTACCCGTATCTTGTGAATCATAAACAGCAACCATGTTAAATGCATCTGCTCGACCTAAAGAAATATCTCTATCGGTTGGACGTGTGCCATATGCATCTGTCGCACCAGTTGTAACTTTAAGCTGTTTCATAAGTCTTGTGGTCTTTGATTTTTGTGTTACAGAAGTTTTAAGAATAGTTGCAGTAAGTTTTACTTTTGCAGCGCTACCAAAAACAGTATCATCAGTAATTGTAAGTGTAACCGTACCAGCGCCGGAAGATGTATCAACAATACTGACTGGCTGACCAGCAACACCTGTTCCATCTCCAGCAGTAAGAAT